GTTTGTAATTTTAAATGTCGTAGTTGCAGTCCAGCCGCTAGTAGCCTGTGGGCACAAGAAAAACTTAAATACGAAACTGATCCTAGTAAAAAACAAACGTTATTAAAAATTATCACCGACGGTCAATGGTTCGACACGCCCAAGTACCAAGAAATTATTGATATTTGGCCAGACCTAGAATTTGTTGACATATATGGCGGTGAACCATTGATGATCAAGCAATTTAAACAATTACTTGAAGTCAGTATCAAGTCCGGAGCATCCAAAAAACAAAGATTACATTTCAATACCAATGGCTCGTTGTTTCCTACCAATTTGATAGAATTAATGCATCAATTTCAAGAAGTTACTATTTCGTTAAGCATTGATGATATCAATGAACGTTTCGAAGTCATACGCGGCGGAACCTGGACAGAAATTGATCACAATGTTGATCGGTTTTTATCTTGCAATCCTGACATTTTTAAAGTGTCTGCATTGGTTACAGTGTCTAATTTAAATGTATTATACCTTGATGAACTTATATCTTGGGCCAAACATAAAAATCTGCCACTGACATTTAATATTTTGACTTCTCCGTCGTATCTTGCATACAATCATATTACTCAAACTGTTAAAGAATTAGTAATAAAAAAATATCAAAATCACCCCGATTCACGGTTGAAGTCTATTGTAGACACTGTTGCAAAAACACAACCAATTGACGGCACTGAGTGGGTTGCTCAAATGGTTCAACTTGATTTGAGGCGAGATCAAAATATGTTGAGTAGCCATTATGATCTGGCACTTGGCATGGGTTATGCAAATAGTACCAAATAACTTGTGTTCTTCCAAAAAATATAGTATTATATACCTATGAGTAATCTATTTAAAAAAGTAGCTGTGTGCAGTAACCAAACAACATCTTGTCAAGATGTTGTTTAAATACCGTGTATACTATTAATCTATGACTGTAAAAGAAACAATACCTATAATTTACAACGCTGGCGCATATGGCGCTTATCTTTCGTGGTGCCTTTATACATTAACCACTGATGTTGATGTCATATCGCCGTTAACCGAAGTAGGATCTAGTCATAATTTTTCTGGAGTTAAACCCCTGAATGGGATAAAGGCGTGGAATGAATACGTAAGTATTAATAATCCGGTAAAGTTTGTTCGAATGCACATAAAAAATAGAAAAGAAGAATCGATTAGTACCAATTTAGAAATCATTTTATCAACTGTTGATAAAATGATTTATATTTATCCAGATCGAAATTCTGTATTACTTAATATTAATAATATATACAGCAAGGTCACCAAAGAATGGTGGCCGGCACCAGGAAAAGACGGCGAATGTATTCCCAAGGCAGAGGCCCTTCAATTTTTTAAAGATACAATTTATCAAAATTGGCCAGTATCAACCACGGTTCAATTTGACAATATTCCTCGTTGGATTAAAAGAGAATTCTTAAGTCTAAATCTTGTGCCGTCATGGCATGCTCAAGTTGAGTGGTTTCACCCAGATAGTTGGCAACATCCTAACTGTTTGATATTTTTTATAGAAGATTTATTACATAATTTTAAACCCACTATACAACATTTACAAAAATTTTTAAATTTAGATTTTAAAAAAGATATAGATCAACTTATTCCAATACATAAAGAAATGTTAAAACGACAAATAAATTATGGGCAAGATTTATTATGCAATCAGATAGTCAACTCAACTATTCAAAGTATTGATTTTAGTTGGGCAGATAGTTATTTGCCGTTGCACAGCGAAAGTTGGATACAATGGCAACTACGAAATTTGGGTTTTGAAATACAATGTCACGGGCTTGACATATTTCCAACTAATAGCATGAAATTAAAGAAATTACTTTACAAAATATGAATCTATTTAAAAAAGTAGCTGTATGCACGGACATTCATTTTGGTCTTAAATCAAACAGCTTGATGCACAATCAAGACTGCGCCAATTTTATTGACTGGTTTATTGAAACAGCCAAGGCCAATGGGTGCGAAACTGGTATGTTCCTAGGTGATTGGAGCCACCAACGTGCCGCCATTAACATGCAAACCTTACAATACAGCCTACGTAGTTTGGAAAAGTTATCTCGAGCATTTGATCGCTTTTACTTTATTCCAGGCAATCACGATTTGTATTATCGCGACAAACGAGATATCTATTCTACAGAATGGGCCAAACATATTCCTAACATTCAGATTGTCAATGATTTTTTCAAAGATGGTGATGTGATTATTGCTCCGTGGTTAGTCGGTGACGATCACAAGCGGTTGGCCAAAATGAGTGCAAAATATATGTTTGGGCATTTTGAACTGCCACATTTTAAAATGAATGCCATGGTAGAAATGCCAGATCACGGTGAAATCCGAGTAGAAAATTTTAAAGGCATTGAAAGTGTATACAGTGGCCATTTTCATTTACGACAACACAAAAACAATATCAACTATATCGGCAACTGCTTTCCACATAACTTTGCCGATGCAGGCGACGATAAACGCGGTATGATGATTAAAGAGTGGGGTCAAGCGGATCAATACTTTGCCTGGCCAGGACAACCATTGTATCGTGTAATGAAACTAAGTGAAGCCATTGACAATGGTAGAAATATACTAAAACCCAATATGCACGTTCGCGTTGAGCTAGACATTGATATCAGCTACGAAGAGGCAAACTTTATCAAAGACACGTTTGTTCGAGAACACAATCTACGTGAAATGGCTCTAATACCTAGCAAGCGAACAGATATTGATATTGATCTAGCACCAGGCGAGGTCAAGTTTGAAAGTGTGGATCAAATTGTAACAGATCAACTTACTAACATTGAAAGTGAGTTTTACGATCCTAAGTTATTGTTAAAAATATATCAAAATCTATGATCCATATAAAAAACTTAACTGTTAAAAACTTCATGAGTGTTGGCAACAGCACTCAGGCCATTGACTTTGATCGCAAGGACCTTACATTGGTATTGGGTGAGAATTTGGACTTAGGTGGTGATGGATCACGTAACGGCACAGGTAAAACCACAATTATCAATGCCTTGAGCTATGCCTTGTATGGCACAGCACTCAGCAACATCCGCAAGGACAATCTAGTAAACAAAACCAATGGTAAGAACATGTTGGTCAGTCTTGATTTCGGTGTAGGTGGTAAGAATTATAAAATTGAACGTGGTCGCAAACCAAATGTGTTACGTTTCTATGTCAACAATGAAGAACAGGCTATTACAGATAATTCGCAAGGTGACAGCAGAGAAACGCAAGACAACATAGAACAATTGTTAGGACTTAGTCACGATATGTTTCGACATATCCTAGCATTGAATACCTATACCGAACCGTTTTTAAGTTTAAAGGCCAACGATCAACGCACAATCATTGAACAGTTGTTGGGTATTACACAGCTAAGTGAACGTGCTGATCGCATCAAAGAACTCAATAAACAAACCAAAGATTCTATACAGCAAGAAGAGTTCCGCATTCGTGCCGAGCAAGAAGCCAACAAGCGTATTGAAGAACAAATCGAAGCACTGAAACGTAGACAAACACTATGGACAAATAAACATGTCGAAGATATTGCGGAACTTGAGAAAGCCCTTAAAGCGTTACAGAATATACAAATTGAAACGGAGATCCAATCTCACAAGGATCACAAGGATTGGGATCAGAAGCGCAAAGATATCAATGAGCTATCAACACAAATCTCTCGTGTCAAGATGGACATCAGTCGGGAAGACAAGTTGGCGGCCAAACTATCAAAAGAAATTGAAACACTCGAGAACCATGAATGTCATACGTGTGGGCAGGCCTTCCACGACACTAAGCACCAACAAGTTTTGGAAAGCAAACAGGCGGATTTGGCAACGGCTCGACAGAGCGGCGCAGAATTTAGCACCCTCTTATCAGAGCTGGAGATTGCCCACACGTCCCTGGGCCCGCTAGGCAAACCACCCACTATGTTCTATGACAAAGAGTCTGACGCTATCCAACATCAAGCTACGATGGCAAACTTGGAACAGCAAATTGCTACAAAGAATATTGAAACAGATCCTTACGCAGAACAAATTACGGAAATGCAACAACAAGCATTAAAAGAAATCACCTATGATGCCCTTAACGAACTTACTCGTTTACAAGAACATCAAGACTTTTTACTCAAACTACTCACTAGTAAAGACAGTTTCATTCGTAAAAAAATCATTGAACAAAATCTCAGCTATCTGAATGCTAGACTAACACACTATTTAGATCGTGTAGGACTACCACACACAGTGGTATTTCAAAATGATTTGACTGTTAGTATTGAAGAATTAGGACGTGAGCTAGACTTTGATAACTTGTCGCGTGGTGAGCGTAACCGCTTAATCTTGAGTATGAGCTGGGCATTCCGCGATGTGTTTGAAAGTTTATATCAACCTATTAATTTGTTGTTTATTGATGAAATGATCGACAACGGACTTGATACGTCGGGTGTAGAGAATGCCTTGGCCTTATTGAAACAAATGAGCCGTGAACGGCACAAATCAATTTGGTTAGTAAGTCACAGAGACGAGCTAGCTGGTCGTGTTGAAAACATTCTTAAAGTTGTCAAAGAAGGTGGATTTACTAGTTACAATACGGATGTTGAAATTGCGTAGAATTAAAGTCCTTCATATCGAACCAACAGATGTTTGCCAGGCTGCATGTCCGTTGTGCGCTAGAGAAACTGACTCAAACTTTAATAAAAGTTCAAAGCATCATCTGCGAGTAGAACATATACAACAGCATTTTTCAGATCGAGTTATTTCTAAATTAGAAAAAATGTTCATGTGTGGCAACTACGGTGATCCGGCTGCTGGATATTACACAATGGATATCTACAACTATTTTAGAAAAATTAATCCTGGAATTACATTAGGCATGAACACTAATGGTGCTGTTCAAAGCACATTCTTTTGGCATGCACTAGGTAAACTATTCAACCAATCAGAAGATTATTGTGTGTTTAGCATTGACGGTCTTGAAGACACTAATCATGTGTATCGTAAAAATGTTGATTGGAAAAAGCTAATAAGCAATGCCGAAGCATTCATTTCTGCAGGCGGTTTAGCACACTGGGACATGTTGGTTTATAAACACAACCAACATCAAGTGGATGCTTGTGAACAACTAGCTCGTGACATGGGATTTAAATGGTTCCGAGCCAAAGTTAGCAAGCGTGGATTCTTTGACCGTTTAGAATTTCCAATTGGTTGGAAAGAGTCAGTGGTTAAACAAGGACCAATTAAATGCCATGTGCTTGAAGAAAAAAGTATGTTTATTGACGCACAAGGACGGGTAAGTCCGTGTTGTTGGCTAGGTTCAACACAACGAGATTTTGTCAAAGACGATTTAAAAACTGTAAAATTGACGTGGAAAACAGACAATCCAAACTCAGTGTGTAAAGCTACTTGTTCGAGCAATAAAAATAAAAGTAGTTTTACAAATCAATGGCAACGAGAGACACAGTTATGTTAGCAACTTGGCACTTTCATATTGAGATATCTAGTAAGTGTACCTTGCGGTGTCCTCGGTGTCCTCGCCAAGAAATACCAGACGGATTGACTAATACTGAATTAGATTTAGAATTTTTTAAACGTAATTTTACACCAGCATTTGTTACAAAGCATGTAGAAAAAATTACTTTTTGTGGCAACGACGGCGATCCTATCTATGCTCACGATCTTATACCAGTAATTCAATACATTAAATCAATTAAACCTGTTCAAATTGTAATTGTAACTAATGGTAGCTACAAAAAACCAGACTGGTGGCAAGAATTAGGGTCTACGTTAACCGTGCATGATCAGGTGCATTTTAGTCTTGACGGATGGGATCAAAACAGTAACTCACAATATCGAGTAAATTCTGACTGGGAAAGTATTGTATCAGGTATTAATGCTCTAAGAGCCAATAGTGATTGTATAATGGTATGGGCCGCAATTGCATTTAAATTTAACGAACAAAATATTCCAACCATGCAAGAGCTAGCTACCAAACTTGGCTTTGACAATTTTCATCTAACCATGAGTTCTAAATTTGCAAAAATTTACAATTTATATGGACCGGATGATGTGCTACAGCCGAGCGACCAATTTATTAGCCAGAGCTTAAGATATGAGCGAGTAGTAACCAAATTATCACAAAATGCATTCATTGATCCAACAAGGCACTTAGCTCTAACATATTTTAGTAAAAGTCAAATTCAAAAAAATATTAGACCGTTATGTACAATTGGAACCAAAGGCCTTTATATAGATGCTACAGGTCAGCTATATCCTTGTTGTTGGGTAGCTAGTAGATATGACCATAATGCAAATTGGAAAAACAATGCATTTGATCTTAATACTACCACTTTATCAAAGTGTCTGTATGATCTGTGGATGAATACCTATACTAATTTTTATCAAGAAGAGTGCCAATCCAAGTGTAACCCAGAGATAGTGGACAAAGATTATTATGCAATTGAGTGGTAAGATGATAACTACTAGTCCATGGTATGGCTTTACGAACAACAGCAAATTTCAGAACTACCCGAAGATTGTGTCGGCTTTGTTTATTTGATCACAAATAACAAGACCGGCAGAAAGTATATTGGAAAAAAATTAGCAAAATTTTCTAAGACAACTTATAAAACTGTAAAACAAAAGAACGGCAACAAAAAGAAAAAACGCATTAGAAGCAAAATAGACTCAGACTGGCAACTATACTATGGATCAAACACAGAACTCAACAAAGACATTGAACGCTTAGGCACCGAAAACTTCACTAGAGAAATACTTTATTATTGCAACTCCAAATCAGAATGTAGTTATGTTGAGGCTAGAGAACAATTCAGTAGACGAGTATTAGAATCAGACGACTACTACAATGGACAGATAGTTTGCCGCATACATGGTAGTCACATCAAAAATAAATTATCTTAAAGGGTATAGATGTCTAAAGTGGTATTTTCTGGATGTTCGTTTACAGCCGGTGCAGGCTGGTCACAAAATTCAGACCAAGCAGAGGCTAAAAATTATCCGGGTTTATGGGTAAACTTATGCCACAGTCAAATTGCCCAGTTAAAGAGTCTTGAGTTGTTGAACTATGGACAAGGTGGAGCTTCTAATTCAGAAATATTTAAAAATTCAGTTGATGCAATAACTACTCACAACTCTGGCATTAAAATAATGATTTGTCAATGGACTGGTATGCCTAGATTTAGTTTCAAAACTAAGTTAGAGCTATGGGATACCAGTCAAGAATTATCAAAGCTGGTCAGAGAGCGTGATAAAAATCAAAAGTATATCAATGATATAATATATCGTTTCCGTAGTTTGATTCATTTGCAAGGCGAGATTTTAAAAGTAGTAGAATACACTAACATACTGCAAAGATTAACAAAACAACTAGGCATTAAATTGTATCATATTAACGGATTGTGTCCATGGGATAATAATTACTTTGTTCGACTAAGCAATGTTCTGCCAGAATCGTATACAGAATTTACCAAAAAAGAAATACTTAATATAAAAGATCGTAACGATGAAGATATTTTTAAACTTTATGAATTAATACATCTCGAATACGATCAAGTAGGCGGAATTGATACTTCCTGCTGGATCAATTTATACAACTCAATGCTTTCAAACATTATAGACACCAACTACGATAATCAACACCCAGGCAACAAAAGTAATCAGCTGTATTTTCAACAAGTAAAACAATTCTTAGAATCTCAGTAAGGCAACTCGTAGACACTGTGCTGAGTGCTATGGCTCAGCCCCATCGAGGAACGGTGAGATACCCGGTCCGGAGCTTTGGGCGTCAAAGGCAATTGCTAACTTAAGGCAACAAATGGTTTGGGCTCCGTTGAAAAAGATACGACCCATGCTTATAGGACTTGGATTTATTATCGGGTCACTAGGGTTCCGTTGATATGTGAAGCTAGAGTAAGGGGTACCGGTCAACCGCCTCTGCGTAGAAATACAATCTCTTTATAATAAATGGCAGCTACACTCAGATAATGTAGAAGTCATATTCACCGTGCATACGGTGAATTGTGACCGCGTAATCTAGATAATGCTAAAAAAAAGCAAATAAAAAAAAGATGTCTGAGCTTTAGCGAAAGACATAGATTAGCGTAGCTAATCGTTTAATACCACTTAGAACTTATCAGGCCAATCTCTAAACAAGGCATGTTGAATGTCTCCAGCAACAAACTGATTAAATGACTTGTGTTTCACTTCGAGTTCGCCTTCTAATGGAGCAACACGACGAAATGCCGAATCCATTTGACCCATGTCTCGAAACTCCATAAGTATCATCCATTCCGGCATGTCAGCAATCGATCGGAATCCCATTTTGCAACGGGTGATTCTGTACGATTCCATTTTGCCTTCAGTGATCAAATGATCAAAGAAACTTTTCATTCCGTTGACCCAATCAAGGTCTGAGATGTCACCTTCTTTGTTTGCCCAAATTGTATATAAGTCTGCCATATTTTTACTCCAGTGGTCCTAGTATTTCAAATCCATCCATATCGGATTTGTATAAGTGCGCTTGCTCAAGGTACAAGTATTGAAATCCTCGTTCCTTGTAGATAGCACACTCTGCTTTCATTGTTTCGATGCCTAACCGCATCCGGGGTCGATGATAAGTCCACGCAAACTGGTCACACAAGGCATTGTGCTGATCAAATTTGCGAATTAAAGAAAACGCTACCAATCGTTCTTGATCGTAGTAACCAATGATCTCGGCCATTGGATCCATGTAACGGCTGTGAAACATGGGCATTACACTGGCAAAGTGTTTGTAGATGCAATAGGTTCTGTATATGTCGTCCAACCGGGACAGCACATCGGGATCGCGACTGGTAATATACTTCCACGAGACTGTGGGTGTATAGTTTGTTTTAGCCAAGTCAATTCTTGCAAATTGATAAGTCATAGTCTTGGGTCCTGGCGATGTTTGAACAGGGGTGTTAGATACTCTTCGGGCCAGGTGTCGTAAAAGCCCTTCCGGCCAACCAGTTGTGCTTTTTCATTCAAGTCTGTGAGACTTTGAATCAGGGCCAAGGCATAGGTTCCATTGTTCATGACCACACCGTTGACTACTTCTGCATCATCAGGATGATCTTCTAATGCTAACAAATTACGTGGCACTAAAAATTCTCGATTACAAATGTCAACAGCATGGCTCAATTCATCATGTGGTATATCCTTGGGATCATATACAAAAATAATCACACTCTTGCCCGCCAATCCTCGGCGACTGATCTGTGTGAGATCGTGAATGGGTGCCAGTCCTAGTCTGACATCAAAGTCCTGATCTATCCGAGCCTTGCGAGCATACGGGCAAGGAGCCCAACCACCCAGGTCAGCATGTGGAACTTCTACAAAGTTCATGATCCACTGTTCGATATTGTTTTTTACATCTTCTAATTTTAATAGCATAGTTTAAAAGAAAGGCAAGCCGCTTTTCTTGGTAGTTTCTAAATGTTCTTTAATTAAATCGTTAATCAGATTGCGTTCTTCATAACTCAATGCCATGGCTTGATCGTATGTCAATCCACCTCGCATGTACCACGACATTCTCAACGCCTCCTGCCGAATATTACTTACTTCTTTATCCATCTGTTCCAGCATCTCAGAGATCTGGTCAGAGTTCAAGGCTAGGAGGCGGATTCGAAAAAACTTGTCATGTCCAAAGTTATATTTTGTTTATATTTGTTTTGGCATTCTGGACATGTAAGATCTATGGGTTGCAGTTCAGCTTTATTTTTAAGCTCAATAATATGGTCTCGTACGCTGGTGAATATTTTACGATCGCAATTGTTCATTAGCTCTAAAATAAATTCAGATTCAGTGACCACAGCCTGCGGTGTTTTAACTGCGGCAATACTTTGACACAAGGCCTGCACAGTAATTGTGGTCAAGCGTTTCAGTGCATCATTGATATTTTTTATCTTGTCTGTTTCTGGAGTTTCTGCGTCAGGAATCATGGACATTATTTTTTGTTGCTCAAACTGCAATTGATTGTTGGCATTGAGATCTTGATAAGTCATAGGCCGGAAGAAAAATTCTAAATCGCCGTGCCGCACACTATTGTTGTAGTCTGGAGCTTGAATGCCGTCCAGCATCATTCGTAAATCGATTGTAAACTCGTGTTCATGATTGCAACTAGGACATTGGCTACCAGAATCTAAATCATGTCCGTGACTGGCCAATCTAATACCAACCAAAATGGTGTCTACGTCTACTGCTGGGATTGCCCAGGCATTTTTTATGTTTGGCACACAGCTTTGTATTACATCAACCATGGCAGCTCCATTAAACAAAGCATCTGGTGTTCGATAGCTGATTTCGTCGATAGCAGTCATGGGCAACACAGGAATTTCTCCATTTGGCGGCATATCCAACGTGCCAGGTGGATAAAAATTACCTTTACTGGGTAGCCGTATGTAAATTGACGGCTGTCTAAAATACTGTTTTAATGGGTTGTTTGATGTCATAAATTCCCTCGCTAAATATAATTATGGCAAATGACGACTCCCTCAAAGAATTAGATGACTGGCTAGCCAGACAAAAAGAATCGTATGAAGCTGGCTATATTTCTGCAAAACAGTTGCACGAAGCAGAAATGGACCACGCAGCCGGCATACGAGGTTATACTGCACAGCTAAAACAAAGTATAGGTCAACTGGGTACCAGTACCAAAGATACAATTAGCACCATGTCCAAAGGCCGAGATTCTACAGAGGCCTGGTCTAAAACAGTTGAGTCCGGTGCTGATGCAGTTGCTTCATACACATCAAAATTTGGCCCAGCCGGCAAAGCCATGGGCTTGTTGGCCAAATCAATTGCGGCCCTTAATACTGCGGCCCTGGCACAAAGTAAAGCATTATTTGATCAATATCAAAAGTTAAGTCAAGTTGGTGTAGTTGGTGGCAAAGCCATGGACGAAGTCTATGAAAAAATGCGCCAATTTGGTTACACTCAAGACCAACTGGGTAACTTAAATCAAGTTCTTACTGAGAACAGCAAAACACTAGGCAAGTTCTACGGCAGTGCGCTTGAAGGCAGCCGAGTCATGGGCCGGGCTGCAGCTGGATTTGCAGAGCAGCGCGAGTCAATGAGATTAATGGGTCTCACTGTTGATGACCTAAACGATGGTCTTGCCGGCTACATTGCCCAGGAAGGTGCATTCGGAAGACTACGGGGAAAAACTAGCAAAGAACTAGCCGAAGGCACAATAGCTTATCTCAAAGAGTTAGATGCAGTGACCAAGCTGACTGGATTGAATCGCAAGGAGCAACAAGATATTCAAGATCAAGGCCGGAACATCGAAGCGTTCTATGCTGTTCTTGCAGACATGGACCCAAAGGATGCACTAGAGGCTGAGAAAGCCTACAAACTAGCATACGTGCAACTTGGTCCTAAAATGGCCGCCGAACTTGCCGGTTCCTTTGGCGGAATTATAACCGGCGGCACTGATATGGCAATGGCCACCGGTGGCGAGAGCATGAAGAAATTCAGCAGAGAGTTTTTTGAGGCTGGTGGAACTGCATCTCAATCCATGAAGGCACTTGGAGATTCTATTACTCCAGAAACTGTAGAAGCTATCAAAGGCATAAACAAGCTCGGTGGCGCATTTGGACCAAATTTAAAAACAGTAACAGAATTTAAAGAAAGTGTTAAAACTCTTACTGAAGATACTGAAAAGGTAACAACAGAACAAAAAAATCAACTAGCAGGTCTAGATAGTGCAACCAAGAGTCAGGCCGCTATTGCTGAGAATCAAGTTAAAACAGCACAAAGAACAGCAGACTTTACTAATATATTTGTGCCAGCAGCGACCAAGATACAAAAATGGGCCACTGATACAGCAGAGTTTACAAGTCGTATAATACCAGGCTCTTCTACCGGTGGTATATTTGGACTTGGGTCAAGAGGTGGTGGCGCATCAGGTGGCAGTGGTGGTGGCTCTGCACCAGCAGGTGGTAGTGGTGGTGGAACAGGAGCTCCGGCAGCTCCGGCAGCTCCAGGCAGTAGAGGTGGCAGTAGTGGTACACCTACAGCACCTGGAGCATCCTCGTCGAGCAGTAGCGCACCTCCATCGGGGCAAGGTGCCGATGCTGGTTCTTATAGTAGATCAGGCGGAGGTCTAGGAGCACCTCCATCAATGCAACAAGCATCAACTGGCGGAATGAGTGATGATGATATTAAAAAGATGATCATCAGGCACGAAGGTATACGTAACAAACCCTATCAAGACAGTTTAGGATTGTGGACAGTGGGTGTTGGACATTTAATTGGTGACGGCAAAACGCTACCACCAGAATGGAATAGAGAATTTTCCAACGATGAAATAATGAAAATGTTCAATGATGACTACGCCAGTCATCGATTGGCGGCACAACGAATACCCAGTTTTGACAAGTTAAACACCAAAGGACAAGCTGCGTTAACTGACTTGACTTTTAACATGGGCAATAGTTGGATTGACAAATGGCCCATGTTAAAAAAGCAGTTAGCATCAAACGATGTTGCAGCCGCCGCTGCAAATTTAGAAAGTAGCAAGTGGTATGGTCAAGTGGGCAACCGTGCTCCTACAGTGGTAGATTTATTGAGAAATGGCGCTGCTACTGCTGAGAGTGGTGCTGCGTTTTCTGGTCCAAAATCTGGATATTCTGCTGTGTTACACGGTGATGAAGCAGTGATACCACTTAATAATAACAGTGGAAATTTTATAAAAATGTTTGAAACCATGGCCAGCACTAATCAACGTATTGTTTCTTTGTTGGAAGAAACTTTAGACGTGCAATCAAGCATAGCGTCGGCAACCAAGAATACCGCTGACAGCAGTGGCAAAATGTTGCACTACGCACAAGGTTAACGGTAAATATACAACCATGGCAGATAATCAAAACACTCGCAAACCCGGTTGGAAAAAATATTTCAAAGTTGCAAACACTGGCGGCCAACTGAGCCCAATCTCAGGGCAAAATCAATTTGGTCTAGACGGATATCCTAGACAAACAGGCGGAGACTACACAGGCGGAACACCCAACGACTTTGCCTTCCGCAACTATGCCAGCAGACTGCCCGAAGTATATTCAGGACATCCTAACCGAATTGAACGCTATAATCAATACGAAAATATGGATTGCGATTCAGAAGTCAATGCCTGTTTGGATATCATTGCTGAGTTTTCAACACAGGTCAATGAAGACAATAAAACTCCATTTGATATCAATTTTACAGACAAGCCTACTGATCACGAAGTAGAAATTGTTAAAAAGCAATTACAACAGTGGACCAAATTAAACAAACTAGATCAACGAATTTTTAAATTGTTCCGCAACACTATCAAGTATGGCGATCAAGTGTTTGTGCGTGATCCAGAAACGTTTGAAATGATGTGGGTTGACATGGTCAAAGTGGCCCGTGTTATTGTTAATGAAAGCGAAGGCAAGCGCCCTGAACAGTATATTATTCGTGATATTAATCCCAACTTTCAAAACATGAGTGTGGCACAAAAAACCACCAGTGATTACTATGTAAGTCGGGCTACTGGAGCAGCCGGAGGTGGATCAAATTATACTTCTCCTGGAGGTGGCGGCGCAGGTGGTGGTACTGGCAACGGCGGAGTAGGCAACAGTCGCTTTACACAGGCCATGAACGAAACTTGTATTGATGCACGACATGTGGTGCATCTTAGCCTTAATGAAGGACTGGATTTCTTCTGGCCATTTGGACAAAGTATCCTGGAAAACATTTTCAAAGTATTCAAACAAAAAGAACTGCTAGAAGATTCGGTCCTGATCTATCGTGTGCAACGTGCTCCAGAACGTAGAATTTTTAAAATTGACGTAGGTAATATGCCCAGCCATATGGCTATGCAGTTTGTTGAGCGTGTTAAAAACGAAATGCATCAGCGCCGTATTCCTACCAACACAGGCGGTGGCGCCAACATGATGGATGCCAGTTACAATCCGCTCAGTATCAACGAAGATTACTTCTTTCCAGTCAGTGCAGACAGTCGCGGATCAGACGTTACTACCTTGCCCGGTGGCGCCAATCTAGGCGAAATTGACGATTTAAAATACTTTAATAACAAAATGGCCCGTGGTTTGCGTGTGCCTTCAAGCTACTTGCCCACAGGCCCGGACGACTCA